ACAAGATAAACAAGAGATGAATGACAAACAAGTTGAAAGTAATATTTCAAGTGAAGAGATTAGAGCTATTTATGAAGACTTAAAAAAGACCGCTGATTTTTTGATGAAGAAAAAAACATTATCTATTTCTAATTTACAATCTATTCAAGATTTTATTATTGTTGCTTTACTTGGTGGTATTTTTATAGTGCCACGCCGAAGTTTAGATTATTGTGAATTACTATTTAGAAACTATAACCCAGATGAAGATAATTATATCTTGAAAAATAAATTAATATTTCATAAATTTAAAACCGCTAAGTTCCACGAAGACGGGCAAACATTAGATATACCTAAACCATTACAACAAATATTAAAGAAATGGATTGATATAATACCATCTAATGTTGATAATGTATTATTTAATTCTAATCTTCAACCACTTTCTAATGTTACATTAAATCAAAGATTAAATAGAATATTTAAGGGGGCGATTTCTGTAAATCAAATGAGACATACATATTTAACCGAAAAGTACGGTGCAATGATGAAGCAAGAGAAAAAAATGGAAGAGGACATGAAGGATATGGGTAGCTCTACCAAACAGGCAAAAATTTACGTCAAGTTTGATGAACCTAATTAAAGTTCAGAACGCAGAAATATTTAAAAAATAAAAAACCTTTAAAAATTTTTATTTTCTAAATTATATTATATAATGTTTCAATACAGTATTTATAAAATTACTTGTAATAACCCCTTAGTTACTGATGTTTATGTTGGTAGCACAACCAATTTAAAAACTAGACAATCAGCACATAAATCAAAATCAGTTAAACCTGCTTATATTAATAAAGTTAAATTATATGAATGTATTAGTAATAATGGCGGGTGGTCTAATTGGACTATGGCTCTTATTGAATTATTTGATTGTGAATGTAAAAAAGATGCACAGAAACGAGAACGCTTTTATTGTGATGAATTAAAAAGTAGTTTAAACATGAGAATACCATCAAGAACTCAAGAACAATATTATCAAGACCATAAAGAAAGAATAATAAAACGAGTTACTAATAATACTAATAAATATAAAGATAAATATAGAGAATATGCAAAACAATATAGAGAATTACACAAGGATAAAATAACTTGTTCATGCGGTGGATGTTATACCATGATAAATAAATCTACACATTATAGAAGTTATAAACATATTAATTTTATTAATTCTTTAGATTTGGCTGTTCATAAAGCTGTTACACAAACAGTTTAAATTATAGCCTTTCCATATTTAAATTTATTTAATTTTAAAACTGCATCTTTTACTCCTTTTATTTTTATAATTTCATCAAATGTAGATGTCTTTTTATTATTAAGTAAAGTTTGTTCAATTTTATATGAATTAAATTGTGTATTTTTTTTATCATCGTCAATAAAGTTTTTAAAATCAACAGCCATTTCTAAAGAATATAATAATAAATCTAAATTATTAATATCTTTATTATCTTTTTTTAATGCGGGGAATACAACTAAAACTATAAAATCTACTAGTTCAACCCCTTTATTAGCTCTCTCTTTTTTAGATAACCATTCTTGAATATATTCTTGTGTCTTACTTGTTAAATTAATTTTTTTAAATGAATCTCTAACATCATTAGTTTTAAAATGATTATCTAATGAATCATAAATAGGGTTTATTAATTCCATTTCTTCAGGTTGAACACCTTGTTCTTTATTAACTTTTTTAATACCTAACCAATCGCTTAAATATCTATTTGATTCTTCTTCTGGTTCTGACATTTCTGGTTCTTTTACTTTCTTTACTTTCTTTACTTTCTTTACTTTTGGTTCTGGTAGTTCTGGCATTTCTGGCATTTCTATTTTTTTACTAATTTTAGTATTCATCATTTCACCTAATAAATCTTCTACTTCTTTTTTATTATTTGATTTTTTCATTCTTGGTTTAGGTTGGGCTTTAGGTTTGGGTTTCATTTCACGAGGGGCTGATTCTATAATTTCTATTTTATTTCCTTCCGTTGGTTGTACATTTAATGATTTAATACCAAAACGAGATGTGATGGAACCGCCTTTAGTAATTGGGTTTGTTAGATTATCGTATCCTTGTTTATTTACAAAAATCATTTTATTGGGGACTTTAATTGTAGTTTTTCCAAATTCAAAAAAACTCGACATTATGTTATATAATTATATTTAGATTTTAATTTTTATTAGTTTGTATTTATAATATAATTTATAGTTTATATTATATGAACAAAGATATTTTTATTGAGAAAAGAAAATTAGTAGTAGATAAACATAAAGAATGTAAAAGACTATTATTTGCTGTTTCTGAAATGGCTACTGTAGAGGATGTTGTCATGCTCAAATTAATTATTAATGAATTATCAAGACAAAGAAAGATATTGAACTTTATGATATGTAATTATGATTTTATTAATAGTTTAGTTAATCCCGTAATCTAATGATGATTTTTTTTTCATAACGGTTTTACTCTCTTCTTGTTTTGCTTCTGCTTGGGCTTCGTCTTCATTTTCTATTTCTTGATTATCTTGTTTTTCTTGATATCCATAGAGACACAAAACATTTGATTTATTTGTTCTGATAAATTTACCAATAAATAAATTATTTTCTAATCTTTTTATAAATTCTGTTTTATTTAGTTTTCGTTGTGATATTTTAGGCATTTTTAAATAGTCATCTGTTGATTTGAATTTCTCCCATAAATCAAGACATTTAATAAATGATTTTTTATCTTGTATTTGTTCATAGTTTTCATCAACAAAGTTAAACACTATATCAGAATCTGATAAATATTTATTACTTTCTTTTATTACTTCTTGACTTTTATAAATACCTGATTTAAAATAGTTTTCTAAATGGTCATTTACTAAAATATCAAATAATGCCTGTTTATATTGTTCTTTGAATTCTCGTTTTTCATAATTTGAATTACCTAAATAAATATTTAATTCTTTTCTTTCTTGTTCTGAATAATTATTATATTGGTATTCATCAACGAATTTAGATTTAAAAGGTATATTAATTAAACGTCTTAAAATTGCATCATTTACTTCATTGAATTTAGGGCGGTCATTACATTCCATTACAAGAGTAGAAAATAATTGTGTTTTTGTATTATCACTAAATAAGTTTCTAGAATTAATTTCATCGTCGCCTGTTAATTGTTTTAATACTGAACAATTAATATCAAATTCTGAATCAGGTTCTGAGGTTAATACAAAACGTTTTAAATGAAGATTTGCCATTTCTGGGCATGCTCCTACTTTTAATTTCTGTTGCAAAATTTGGGGTGGTAGTTTATAACCGTATTCGCCAACAGTTTCCATCATTAATTTATTTAATAGACTTTTACCGTTTCCACCACTTCCTGATGCTACAGTGAATTTCTGAACTAATTCACCAATTAATCCAGAACTAAGAACTGATAAATAACTTTTTCTATTTTCTAAATTAAATATAGTATCTAATATTTTATTTAGTTCATTAATATTCTTATTTTTAATTTTATCATCATCAATATAATCATAGCCTGTATTCATAGAAATAAAATATGATGCTTTAGGTTCTATAAACTTTCTTTGTTTTAAATCAAATAGTTTATTTTTGAAACAAAATAAATTAGGTTGTTTATTAAACTCTTGTTTATTATTTGAAATCTTATTAATGATATCTTGCATTAATGATTTTCTGAATATTATCTTTCTAAAGTTATTTTTAATTTTTTTATAATAGTCTTCTAATATATCATCTAATTTATCTAATCTATCATCATTTTGATTTTTAACTTTTAATTTATGAAATTTTATTTGATTTTCTGTATGGATTTCTACAAAGTGACTATAAAATTTATCATCTATAAAATTACTTAAATATGAATTATTTTTATCATCTGTTTCCCAATATACACCATTAAAATAATATAATTTATTATCACAATAAATAAATTTAGTTTCATATATAGATTTAAAATAATCTGATATTTCACCAGATGTAAAATCACGAGATATGGGATAATTAAAAAAATTACTATTATCATTATTATCTTTTGCTTTGGTTTTAATATTCCATTTTACAAACTCTTCATAATTATCACATTTAAACCAATATTCGAGAGTTTTATATGTTAATCCATCATCTTTTTTTTCTATATTATTAAAGAAATCTAAATCTTTTGTTTTATTAAATTTCTTTGATGTAGATGAATATTTAATAAATAATTCTTTTTGTTGTTCTCTTGATAAATCTAGATTCTTTAATAAAAAAGAAAATCTAATCCATGAATCATAATCATTAAATCTATCATCATCTAATTTTGATAATATAAAATCAATGTCTTCATATTGTGCAGTTTTTTCATCATCACTTAATATTGGTTTTTCTTGTTCTTGTTTTTGTTGTTCTTGTTTTTGTTGTTCTTGTGCTTTTTTATGTGCTTGGTTATTATCTCCTTTTGATTTATCATTTAATAATTTTATAAATGATTCAGGGATATTTTTTAGTTCCCCTTCTATTTCAGTATATCTTATTATTTCATCTCCATATTCATATTTAGTAGGGGGGATAGTGATGAATCCGCCTGTGTTTCTACAATCAATATTATTATAATCTTTTAATATGTTAGTAGTTGATTTTATTTTGTCTGTATAATTAAAATAACAATGGATACCTTTTCTTGTTTCTACTCTTAAACATGATGTAAAATCAGGAATTATTTCACATATTTGTTTATATGCTTTCATATCATCAAAATCAATGACGGTTACACCTGTTTTTTCTCCTGTTACTAATCCTTGAGCATTATAATATTTATCTTTTTTAATTTCGCTTTTTTCCATTGTTTGCCATGCTGGGGGGATTGCTGAAAATTCTTTTTTAATGTTGCCTCTTTCATCTTCACTAGTAGATAAATTAAAAGAAAAAATTATTTTATTTTTTAAACTGTTCATATAATATATAATAGAAATTATTTTTTTAAATATATTTTTTTTAAATATATTATTTTTATATATTTAAAAAAATCTAGAGTATTTTATTTTCATTTTCTTGTAATTTTAATAATTTATTTTGTCTATATCTTTCTTTTGCTCGTTCTATGGTATTGCGTCTATATTCTTCATCAGTATTATATTTTTGTTTCATATTAATAGATGCTTTCTCTCTATCACGTTCTTTTGTTTTTTCATAGTATTTATGAAATGCTCGTTTCTGTGCCTCACTAACTGCCATATACTATATACTACAAAATATTTTTTTAGATATATTTTTTTAAATATTATTTTTAGATTATTTTTTTTAACTATACACCAAAGGCAGAAAGGCAGAAAATCTGCCCACAAAAAACTATATATACTCGTTTTTACCCCATTTTCAGCCTATATGGGTTTTTTCTGGGCAGGATTTCTGCCTTTCTGCCTTTCACCCCCCTATTTTCTGCTTTTCCTCTCTTTCCTATATTCTTATAAATTATTATCTAATAAATATAATCTAATTAATATTATATATGGATATAGTAAAAAGTAAAACTAAAAATAAAAGATTAACGGCAGTATTCGCCGATGGAACACGAACTAACTTTGGCTTGAAAGGCGCATCAACGTATATAGATGGTATAAGGACTAAACAAGAACGAGACAATTATTTAAAGCGTCATAAAGTCAATGAAAACTGGAATAATCCAAAAACCGCCGGCGCTCTTTCCGCTGGTATCCTCTGGGGACGATCAAAAGACATTAATAAGAATATCAACGAGTATAAACATAAATTCAAACTTAATTAAATAAAAAATAACGAACATATAATTATATTTGTTAATTTTTAATCCATAAAATAATATTGACCCATTACAGATTGAACGGGATTAGCAACGATTTTCGAACGTGCATTCTGTTGTGTTTTTGTACTTCTAGTAGTTGGGGCGGGTTTAGGTGGTGGTTCTGGTTCATATCCATCCTCCTCTTCCTCATCACTTGACTCCTGCATTATTACTTTTCTAATAACCTTTTTAACTGGTTTCTTCTTTTTTGGTTTCTTCATTATAATAATTTCTTCTTCTACTACTTCTTCTTCTGATTCATCAACACTATCAGAATCTGATTCATATATAGGTTCTTTTCTCTTCCCTTTACTACTAGCATATTTATTTTCTACTATTGGTTCTTCTTTAATCTTAGGTTTCCCTCTACTATTCTCTGCTTTTGGTTTCCCGTTCAATTCATTTTTAATCTCTTTTAATGTATCCCGTTTTTTCTTTGTTTCTTCTTCTTTTATTTTCTGCTCGTTTAAATACGCTTGTCTGGCTTGTCTGGCTTTTTCAAATGCTTCAGTCTGTTTTTGGCTTCTCTTAGTTTTTGGCTTGGTGAGTGTGTCATCATTATCAGAATCCATGTATTATATAATATATAACTAGATTATTTTTTAAAATCTTAATTAAATAATTATAAAAATAATAAATAAAATCTCGTTTAAGTTATTATAACTAATGCCAATTGTAGCTATTAAAGAACAAGAGAACAAAAATATTAAAACATCAAAGCCAATAAAAGAAGTCATGGACATTTATATCCCCGATATACCCGATGGAATAAGCCGACGTAATGGGATGATATATTTATTAGTTGGTTCAGGTGGATCA